CCTTTGCACCTTGCTTTCCATTGATAAATTGCTGTTTCTCTAATACCTAAAAGCATTGCAAGTCGGTATAGTGATCCAAATTCATGTCTTAATTCAGTAAAAATATCCATTTAATTCTCCTTTTCTGTTATGATACTATCACATATTGTAACACTTTGTATTAGGGAAATCCCCTATAAAATATTTTAATAAATGTGTTGACAAGTGATATTAAGGTGTTTATATTTGAGTCATGCAGTAAATTTAAATGAAACGAAAGGGAAATGAAGATGAAAACTTATGAATGGATGGTAACAGCAGAAAAATGTGGAAATGTTTGGAAAGTAGGAGTTCAAACAGAAAACGGCTGTGTATCTTTTAGCAAAAAAAATTATGCAACGCAACAAGATGCACAAGTTATAGCTGACAAAATTTACAAAGAAGAAGAATTTGCACCTTTTGATTTTGAAATTGATTCTTAATTTAAACGAAAAGGATAAGCAAATGAAAACATTTATAGAAGCACTAGTAGGATTTGCAGTTATGTTTGGCCCAGCACTAACAATCTGGTTACTGCAAGGAGTTAAATAATGAAAAACTTTGACTCCTGGCTTTGCTATGACCCATCAAACAATGATGATCAAACAATTATTGATGATCGTATCAACCAACTTATCAAGACTACTTATAATCCAGCAGCAATGATTATGGAAGCTGTTTATGAATTTACAATGGCTGACCATGATAAAACTGTTGAATTTGTAAACGAAAACGATATGCTTGGCCTCGGTAATTTTATGTATTTAAAAGCCTACGACTATGCTTATAAACTAGCTACAAAACAAGCCGAGCATGAATTTCAAAATGGAGATTTAGAATGAGTAAATACTTAGAATTACGCAAGATTAATGTAAACGAATTTGTAGAGAAGAAAGGTAAATTTACCTACTTGAGCTGGTCACATTCTGTGGATATTTTGCTACAACATGATCCAATGGCTACTTGGGATTACAAAGATCCTATGACATTTACAGATGGATCAATGATGGTATTCTGCTCTGTATCTGCTTTTGGTAAGGTAATGACTTCTCAGTTACCTGTTCTAAATAACCAGAATAAACCAATTCCTAACCCATCTAGCATGGATGTAAATACGGCTATGCAAAGAGCTTTAGCCAAGGCAATATCGCTACATGGTTTGGCTATTTATATCTACCAAGGTGAGGATCTGCCAGAACAAGACGCAGCCGATTTAACCGACTTATGTACACATTGGATCGACATGATTGGTGAGTGCCTGGACATTGATACCTTGAAAGCTGCTTATGGACAAGCCTATAAAGAACTATCAAAGGATAAAGCAGCAATTGATCGAATTTCAAAAGCCAAGGATAAAAGAAAGGCAGAACTAGTATGACATTTAATGAGCAAATAGAGTCTTTATTGAGTAAGCAAAAAGAGGTGGATTATCTTGTGATTACAACATTAGTCAAAGAATATCTTGTTACATGGCCTCAAAATGCAGATTCTAAACTTTGGAATAATCGCCTTGAATCCTTACTAAAGAAAATAGATGAAAAATTCGAGAGAACCACGAACTAATAATTATTTTACTCAGGAGGAAGTTGCCTACATTCTTGAACTTCCTAGACGAGAAATTGAAGTAATTGAACGCAAAGCACTTAGAAAACTGGCTTTTATTATTAAACGAAAATATAAAAAGGAAGATGTCTTATGAGTAAAAGTTTCTTATTTGTACTATTAATGTGGATTGTATTCTGTGGGATGATTATTTATATGACAGAACTCAGTCGTAAAGAAGAAGTATTTAAGTTTAACTGTAGCAACTTAATCGGTGGTTGGCATCCAGATGTACCTAAGAAGTTTGCTGAAATGTGTTTAGCTGCTAAACAGGAGAGGAGTGACCGATGAACGAAACATTTGCATCATCCTCACAATGTTACCCACTACATCAGCCTAAACGAGCTTTAATGAAGTCTTGGTTAGTCGGTAAAAAACTGTATCTAGGTGAAACAAATATCGGCAATCGGTATTTTATTCTTACTAGACATGATGATCATCCAAGGTTTATGGATATTGTGACTGGTTCAATGTATGAGACTAGAGGCCGTTGTCTATGCTCTAGTTATTTATATATTAAAAGTATTAATCGTATTACTCCTGATTTGAATAAACTTGTAGACGAACTTAAAAAGAAAGTAGCGTAAAAATGACTGAATCATTAATTTACAGAGAAATAGAACAAGGCTCGGACTCTTGGCTACAGCTCAGGCTCGGGAAATGTACTGCTAGTCGTGTTGCAGATATTTTAGCTAAGACTAAAACAGGTGTATCAGCATCAAGAGGTAATTATTTAATAGAGTTGGCATTGCAAAGGGTTACAGGTGTCATAGAGCCTTCTTTTACCAATGATGCTATGCAATGGGGTAAGGACAATGAACAGACTGCTAGAACAGCGTTTGAAGTTGCTCATAATGTATTTGTAGACCAAGTTGCATTTGTAGACCATCCTACTATCCCAAACTTTGGTTGTAGTCCTGATGGCATTGTTGGTGATTCTTTACTGGAATTGAAATGTCCATATCAGAGTGCAGTACATTGGTCATATTTTAAGGATGGATGCCCATCTAAATACTATACCCAAATACAAGCACAAATGTCATGTACAGGTGCTAAATCGGTCTGGTTCGTTTCATACGATGGGCGCATGCCTCCTAGATCACAGTTGTACATCGAAGAAGTTTTGCGAGAAGAAGAATTTATAAAGAAGATGGAAGAAGAAGTTTTGAAGTTCTTGAATGAAATAGAAGTTGAAGCACAATTAATGAAAGGTGAATGAAATGGCTATTAAATATTACATCAAGGCAGCAGTATCCGAGTATCAAGATAAAGATGGAAAGGCAAAAAAGAAATATCAATCAATAGGAATCATCCTAGAAACTAAGAATGGCCTCATGCTAAAGCTAGAGACTATCCCATTATTTAGTTTAAAAGATGGTTGCTTGATTGCTTATTTAAACGATCCTGAGCCTAAAGATGCTTTCCCTAAAACTTTAGCTGATATACCTGACGACCTACCTTTTTGAGGAGATATGATGAGCCAATACGAATTGATTGTTATTGCATTATCCAAATGGATTAGCCCTTTGGATGCACTTCACAAAGCTGGAACGATGAAGTTATCCACCAGAGTCGGTGAACTTCGAGCCAAAGGTTATGTTATCGAGGATAGATGGCATGAAAGTCGCAAGTTTAAAATGTATAGATTGGTGAAAAAGCCATGACTCCATATACAACTAAAACAGGTTTACAGATAGGGATTAATTGCCAACCACGAGCATATTTTGAGAATGATCGAGATATGCTTAATCTACAAGAAGCACTCTTAAAAAAGGAGATTTCTTGGTGGATGATATTTAAAAATATCTTCTGGTAATCACCCGATCATGGTTGAGGCAGATGTTTGTACATCAGCAACTCGCTTCAACCATCCTTTACCATAGGTTGGGAATGTCGGTAGAGACTTGTAAAATGCTTCTTTACTATGACTGAACTTCTCAAGTAATTCTTTACCATCAGCATCTTGAATCGCTTTCATGGTTGCTGGACCAATAGCACCATCAGCAGTTACACCAAGAGCTTTCTGTATCATCTTACGAGCTGCCGATGGGCCAGCATTAATTGCGAAATCGAAAACTGCATAATCCACCCCAGCAGGTAAGGAATCACCCTTGACTGCATCCCAATAATCTCGCTTGTATAAAGGTTTAACATCTTCCTTCTTTAATGCTTTCATGTCATCTTGAGTAACTTGATGCCCTATGTATTTTTCCCAATTTGCTTGAGTACATCCCCACATGGTAGAACCTTTGCGACCATCGGGCAACTTATTGCCTGAATCTCTCTCATCGTTAGTAAATCCACCTTCGTGAGCAATAACCATATCAAACGACTTATCCCAGTTACTTTCCATTTTTCTTCATCTCCATAACCTTCTCTAGTGTCCTACCACCAAAATAGAATGACATAATGAGCATCCCCCATTGACCAAGGAGTTCTACATAATTATTATTTACCTCAATATCCCATGCACTCATCATGCCAAAGACTGTATAGGTCATTAGAATGAATATAAGAGTCATAGGGCGAATGTTCTTAGATAGCCAAGAGTCTGACATCATATCAGCAGATTGTCGCTTGGTGAGTTCCTGAGCCTCTATATTATCAGCGTTTAATTCTGCCAATTTACCTTCTTGTTGCATTTGTAAAAGTTCTTGTTGGGCTTTTGCTTTAGCCTCTGGATCGGGAATAAATTTATCCAAGACCTTCATGCCAACATCAAATAAAGCTGTTAATGGAAACATATATCCTCACTTTAGAATTAATAAAGCCATTACGCAGAAAAATGCAAAGATTACCCAAATTTTAAACCATTCATCATCCACGCACTATATCCTTTTTGGTTCTCTCAATTCGTTCTCGAATAACCTTATATTTAGGTTTCTTCTCAAGTTCTCTTATCTCCCACCACAATACAAATGCTATTCCTAATAAGACTAGTTCGATGAGATAAAGTATTAATAAAATTGTTAGCCATGTCATATATACCCAAACTTCCACAACAAATAAGTACATACTGCTGCTGCAAAGAAACACCACAATTGGACTCGTCTAACATCATCTAACTTATGCCCGTAATACCTCTTATTCTCTAAATGTTCTTTTTCTACGACTGCTTTTAACTCTAATACTTTATTCCATTCTTTGTCACCATACTTTGACTTAAAAGTCTTTTCTGCATCATTTTCAGCCTTAATTACAGCACTCTGACTTTCGTATTCTTCAATAGCTCGATAGATTATTGAGTTCTCTGTTGCCTCTTGATAGGCCTTCTTCCTACGATGTTCTGCTAACTGCTCTTGCGCTACCTCTACACCATCATGCTGAATGTCTTGAATACTCTTGGTTAGACTTTTACCAGCCTCTCTAGCCTGATTTAATCCTTCGCTAAGAGACTTAGCACCATCTGCAATTGGATTTGCCATAATCCATTATTTTTTAGCTTTATTGCGAGCTGTAATATTTCTTGCTTTTTCTTTAGCATCTGCCTTAGAACTTGCACCCCAAGCATTAAGACTTAACAATAGTCTTGTAGGTTTACCATCTTTGTATTCTGGGCCATCATTACCACCCATACGAGCTAAGAATGATGCCCTACGAGGATTATCACCTGACTTCACAGGTGGCTTTAGGTTCATGCCTTCTGCCTTCGCTGATGCCCTACCTTTAGCGTTTAATCCACCTTTAGGATTCTGTCCTTCTTTTCTAGCATACGCTGGAGTTTTCATCTAAACCTCGCAATCTTAGCTGCAATCTTTTTCGGTTGTTTTACAAACTGTTTACCCTGTTTTGTGCCTTCTCGCTTGGCTCTAGTAGTCGATGCGTATTCAGCACTTGTTA